CTTTCAAAGAACCAACTGATCACGCGCATGGTTTTTTGGAAAAAGACAAAGAACGGGCTTAGATGCCCGAAGAAAGAAGGAGAACAACAGAATAATGCGAGAATACGGGCAGATAGCCATCAAAGCGTTGCAGCCGTATGAAAAAAACGCGAGAACACACTCCGAAGAGCAGATCGAGAAGATCGCAAACAGCATAAAGGAGTTTGGATTCCTGAATCCCGTGCTTATTGACGGCAACAACATGATTATAGCAGGCCACGGGCGCGTTTTAGCAGCAAAAAAGCTGAAATTAAAAGAGGTTCCCTATCTCAGAGTCGAAGATTTAACGCCTACGCAGGTGCGGGCGTACATTCTGGCAGATAATAAGCTCGCTGAAGAAGCGGGCTGGGATGAGCTCTTAGTATCGCAAGAATTGGCAGCACTTCGGGATGAAGACTTCAACATAGAGCTCACGGGCTTTGAAGCTCCAAAGCTTGACGACTGGTTTGACAGATCTGACAGGGATAAGGACTGGGACGCCAGAGAAGAAGGGAACGATGAGTACAATGAGTTTCTTGATAAGTTTGAAGCGAAGAAGACAACGGATGATTGTTACACGCCACCGATTGTTTTTGACGCGATTGCGGACTGGGTGGCGCAAGAGTACAAGGTAGAAAAGGCTTTTTTTTGTCGTCCGTTCTATCCTGGCGGAGATTATCAGAACGAAAAATACAAAAGCGGGTGTGTCGTTGTAGACAATCCGCCTTTTTCAATACTTGCGGAAATCCTGCAATTTTATTGTGAGCGCGGGATTAAATTTTTCCTTTTCGCTCCTTCGCTGACCTTGTTTAGCGGCCGCGGGCTTGATATCTGCTATCTACCCGCAGGCGCAGCGGTAACTTATGAAAACGGAGCGGTCGTTAGTACTTCTTTTATCACCAACATGGAGCCGGACTTAAGGATCAGGACAGTTCCAGACCTTTACAAGATAATAAAAGAGGCAAACGACAAAAACAACAAGGAATCAAAGACCACTGTTCCAAAGTACGACTATCCGTCGGAACTGGTTACGGCGGCCATTTTAGCTCGATATTCTGTTCATGGTGTCGAGTTTACAGTGTCAAAGGATGAATGCGAACGCGTTCAAGCCCTGGACGCAATGAAAGATTACGACAAATCTATATTTGGCGGCGGCTTTTTGTTGAGCAGATCGGCAACACAAAGAAATATTGAAGCGGCAAAACAGAAAGCAGAGAACGTGAGACAATCAGAACTTGAGCGGCTCAAGTGGGAGCTCTCGGAAAGAGAACGGAAGATTGTTGAAAAGCTGGACAAAGGAGGCGGTCGTAATGGCTAAGAAAGAAACAACAAAAAAGCGCCTGACACTTCAGGAGCAGGCGGATGAAATACTGAGGATTGCGGAGGAGTACGGCGTCGAGCAGAACTTCTTCTTCTTGACAACCTTCAAGCGCTACCAGGTGCAGATAAATATCCTGAACTCGCTGGAAAAGAAGATCAAAGAAGACGGCGCACTCGTAACGAAAGAATACGTCAAAGGCCGCGAGAATATCTACACACATCCGGCAATCGGAGAATACAACAAAACAGCAACGGCGGCAAATCAGACTGTGACGACGCTCATGAAGATCGTCACGACATTACGGCCAGAGAATGAAGCGGACGCAGGATCCGACATTCTGGCGTTCCTACGTGGCGAAGACTGACACGCTGCCGAACTACCCGAAGGAATACCTCGAAAAAATACGGACAGGCAAGGAGATAGTATCCAACAAAGTGCGGGCCGTATATGAGCGAGAAGTCGGATGGATGGAAAAGCCTCCTGCGGACTTCCCATTTTACTTCGACGAGAAAGAGGGCCTTCGGCATATTGAGTTTATAGAGCGATTCTGTAAGCACTCAAAAGGGCGCTTTGCAGGAAAGTCAATACAGCTCGAGCTTTTCCAAAAGGCAAAGATTCAGCTTGCTTTTGGATGGCGATGGAATGGAACAAAGCTTCGCCGGTACCGCGAAGTCGTGGACATACGAGCCCGCAAATGCGGAAAGTCTACCGAAACGGCAGCAGTTGAGTGGGATGTGTTCTTAAACGATCATGAGAACGGCCCTGAAGTCTACTGCACGGCAAACAAGAAAGACCAGGCAAACCTGATTTATTCCGAATGCGTAAACATGCGCATTCAGTCGCCAGAGCTAAAGGCGATCACCAAAAAACGACAGAGCGATATATACTGTCCCGGCAACATGGGCTTTATCAAATGCCTTGCCTCAGACACTTCGACAATGGACGGATTGAACCCGTCCTTTTTTAGTCTTGACGAATGCCACGCCATGAAGACCTCGGCGCTTTACGACGTAATGCTTCAGGGCCAGTCAATGCGTGAGCAGCCGCTTGCATGGATCATTACCACAAACGGCTTTATTCGCGAGGGCTTCTTTGATGACAAATATGCTTACTGGTCAAGCGTGGCGACATGGGAGCCGGGCTTCGAGGATTACACAGTTCTGCCGCTGATTTATGAGTTAAACGACCGCGGCACGTGGGCGGATCCGGCGCACTGGCCTGAAGCGAATCCAGGGCTCGGCAAAATTAAGAAACTTGAAACGCTCCGCGATAACGTGGAAAAGGCCAAAAGAGACCCGACCTTTTTACCGACGCTGCTGACAAAGGACTTCAACCTGCCCGAGAGCGAGTTCGCAACCTGGTTGTCTTACGAGGAAGCGGTCAACGAGCAGACCTTTGAAATGGACTATATTGCGCATTCATACGCGATCGGCGGATGCGATCTGTCAGCAGTCGGAGACCTTACCTGCGCGACGCTTCTGGTTCAAAAGCCCGGGGACGCGAATGTGTATGTATTGCAAAAATACTTTATCCCGCAGAGCAAGGTTGATTCGCTCGAAAAGACCGCGAGCAAGGAAGCACCATACAAGCTCTGGGCGAAACAGGGCTGGCTTCATATATGCCAGGGCGCACAAGTCAATTATTCGGACGTAACGGCCTGGTTTTTGGAAATGGTCGAGAAGTACGACATCCGGCCGTTGTGGATCAGTTACGACCGTGCACTGTCGGGCTATTGGGTGCCCGAAATGGAAGGCTACGGATTTGAACTGGAAAAATGCGCTCAGGGTCCGTTTACATGGAATCAGCCGATGCGCGAGATGCAAGCGGCCTTTTCCGAAAAGCGCGTTATCTACAACAATAATCCGATCCTGCGCTGGTGTCTGCTGAACACGGCAGCCAAAAAAACAAAATCGGATTCGCTGGAAGTTATGCAGCCGGTAAAGATACAAGTCAATCGAAGGATAGATGGCATGGTCAGCTTGCTCAATGCGTGGGTCGGCTATGTAAAGCACTATGACGAGTATGTGAATTATTTGAGGTAAAGGAGCACAAAATGGGATTCTTGGATTTTTTCAGACCGCTGAAGGCAATCAAAGAGGCTCGATGGAAGGAACTGGGGGGCTTTACGGCCCAGTTTTCACCTTTTGGTGCGGATATGTACCGAAGCGACCTTGTCCGCTCGTGTATCCGTCCACTGGCGGAGCATACGAGCAAGGCGAATGCCGTTTCAAGCCGCGAAGACATCGCGAGGATCCTGAATCTGTCGCCTAACATATACATGAACGGCAAGGACTTTTTGTACAAAGTGCGAACACAGCTCGAGCTTCGCAACACGGCTTTTATTTACATCAACAGGGACGACAAGGCAAACGTCAAGGGCTTTTACCCGGTTCCGTATGCGTCTTTTGAAGCGATTGAATATGCCGACCGCTTATTCATCAAGTTTAGCTTTGAAGGGATTGCAAGCGACCTGACGCTCCCCTGGGATGATCTGGCAGTTCTTCGCAAGGACTACAACAAAAAGGACATCGCCGGAGACGACAACAGCCCGATATTGCAGACGCTAGAACTCATTAACACCACAAATCAGGGCGTTGCAAATGCGGTTAAGGCCACGGCAAACCTGCGCGGCATCCTGAAGAGCACAAAGGCAATGCTGTCGAAGGAAGACATCAAGAAGCAGAAGGAGCAGTTCGTTGCGGACTACCTAAACCTCGAGAACGAAGGCGGAATTGCTTCCCTTGACGCAACGCAGGAGTTCACACCCATCACCATGAGCCCGACAGTTACCAACACGGCAACGATCAAAGAGTTCAGGGAGAACGTTTACAGATATTTCGGAGTTAATGACGCGATCATCATGAGCGACTTTTCCGAGGAGCAGATGGAAGCGTTCTATGACGCAAGAATCGAGCCCTTCTTAGTGGCTCTCTCGACAGAGCTCACAAGGAAGGTATTTTCTGATCGGGAGGTCGGATTCGGGAACAGCATCGTCTATGAGTCGAACCGCATCAATTATGCGAGCACAAAAACAAAGCTCGACATGGTGCAGTTAGTCGACCGCGGAGCCCTCACTCCGAACGAATGGCGAGCAATGTTCAACCTTGCGCCGGTTGAAGGCGGAGACGTCCCGATCAGAAGGCTCGATACGGCACCGACAGACGACAACACAGGCTCGGAGAATCAGGAGGAAGACAATGAATAATACAAGAGAGTATAGAAACATGCCGATTGAAGGCTTCGAGCTCCGCGCAGCGGAAGAAGGCGAAGAGAGCTACAACGTGCGCGGCTATGCTTCCACGTTTGACGAGTATGAGCTTTTCGAGATGGACGGAAACCACTATTGCGAGCGCATTGATCCTGCTGCCTTCGAGGGTTGCGATATGAGCGACGTTGTATTCCGCAAGGATCACGAAGGCACAGTATTCGCAAGGACTTCAAACGGAGCTTTAAAGCTGGACGTTGACAAACACGGCCTGCTTACTGACACGGACCTGTCAAGGACCGCCTCGGCGCGTCAGATGCACGAAGAGATCCGCGCCGGAATGTATACACAGATGAGCTTTGCGTTCGTTGTTGACCGCGACGAGATCGAGAAGGACAAGGAAGCAAAGAAGTTTACACGAGTTATAAAGCACATTGCAAAGCTTTATGACGTATCGCCGGTATCATTCCCCGCAAACCCGGGGACAGATATATATGCCCGCAGCCGATTCGACGGAGTGATCGAGGAGGAGCGCGAGGAGTTCGCGAGAAGGGCGAAGGAGCTCGAACTGGCTAAGGCCAAAGCCAGGGCGATCATGTAATCCCGAAAGGAGAACAACTATGGAATTATCTGAAATGAATTTGCAGGACGTTGAGGCAAGGCTCGCAGCCATCGATGGAGAGATCGAGGCCGCAAGCGAGGTCGAAACCGTCAACACACTTGCAGACGAAAAAAGAAGCCTGATCGAAAGACAGGCAGAGCTGAAGGACCTTGAAGAGCGCAAGGCCGCAGCAGCAGCCCTGCAGGCGGGAACCGCCCAGGGAACTACAAAAGAGGAGGACAACAAAATGGAAGAGAAGAGAACATTCGGCGTTGAGACCGCTGAGTACAGAGAAGCGTTCCTGAAGAAGCTTCAGGGCAAGGAGCTCTCCGTTGAAGAGAGAACAGCTGTCACCGCTTCGGCAGCTATCCCCACCATCACCATGAACAAGATCATCGGCATCATCGAGAGAACTCCCCTGATCTCAGCCGTTGATGTGACTTACATCCCCGGCAACGTAACATACCCTGCAGAGAGCACGATCAACGATGCTGCTTGGGTAGTTATGGGAACCGCAGCAACCGATTCCGCTGACACCTACAGCGCAATCAACCTCACAGCATACAAGCTCATCAAGACCGTTGAGATCACCGCTGACGTTCAGGCAATGGCAATCGACGCTTTCGAGAGCTGGCTCGTTGAGAGACTCGGAAACAAGATCGCAAAGGCGATCGACGCAGGCATCATCAACGGCGGCGGATCTACTTCCGGCCAGTGCCTCGGTATCGCAGTTTCCAAGTCCACGCAGGACGGAACCTACACAAAGACAAACATGAAGTACAGCGACCTTCCCAAGATCGTCGGCACACTTCCCACAGAGTACCTGCAGAATGCTCAGTGGTGCATGAACAGGGCAATGCTGTTCAACAAGATCTACGGCATGCAGACCTCCCAGGGCGCTCCCGTCGTTCTCATCGATCCTCAGGCAGCTTCGAGGTTCACACTTCTCGGCTTCCCTGTAATCGTTGATGACAACGTAACAAGCGGCGACATCCTCTTCGGTGACTTCAAGGCCTACAAGTTCAACTTCGCTCAGGCTCCTGAAGTAAAGAGCGATGACAGTGTTGCATTCCGCACTGGTTCTCGCGTTTACCGTGCAATGGCTCTTGCAGACGGTAAGCTCGGCGATGCAAATGCAATCGTTCGCTTCATTGAGGCAACCTGATAACCAGGAAGAAAGGATAAGGCTCGAAATATATGAAAACTCTCATCGCGGTCCCTTGCATGGACTATCTTGAAGCAAATTTTGTTGAATGTCTCCTCAATCTCAAAAAGGTTGGGGAGACAGACATCTGTCTGCTGAAATCTTCGCTTGTTTATGACGCGAGGAACCAGGCGGCAGCGAAGGCAATCTCGGAAGGTTATGATTATGTGCTCTGGATCGACTCGGACATGACATTCGAGCCGGACATGATGGAGCGGATGTTTGAATCGATCGGAAACCACAACATGATCACTGCTCTCTGCTTTGCCAGGAGGCCACCGTTTAAGCCTTGCATCTATAAACACATCAGCGTGGAGCAGAACGGCCATGCCTCGCTTCCGAAGACTGAGGTCTGGTATGACTATCCCAGAGATCAGATCGTCGAAATTGAGGCGTGTGGCTTCGCGTGCGTGCTGCAAAAGGTAGATATGCTCGATGCAATGCTTTCAATGTACGGCGTCCCCTTTTTCCCGATCGCAGGCCTGGGAGAAGATCTTTCGTTCTGCTTCCGTGCGAAACAGATTGACATCAAGATGTATGCAGATACATCAATCAAGATCGGCCACATCATGAGGATGTCAGTCGATGAGAATTTCAGAGACAATGTATTTCTCGGCGATGCCGTGAAATAAAAAGAGACGGGGGGCAGCAGTTCGAGCCTCTGCTCCCCGGATCCTTCAAAGGAGGAGAACATGGCACTGTTAGACGACGTAAAACTGGCGCTCCGAATAAGTCACTCGAAGCTTGACGGAGAAATCGCCGACTATATAGCAAGCGCAAAAGAGGACATGATCCGCGCGGGAGCATCTGAATGTTTTGTAAATGCTTCTAATAGCGGACTTATCACTACTGCGATCAAGACTTATGTGCTCGCGAGAATGGTCGACAGTCCCGACATGGCTGAAAAATACCAGCAGGCTTATGAATACCAGCTTGATTCTATAAGAAAATCGGAGTCATTCTTTGCGGAGCCGGACAACGGGGAGGGATAATTATGTGTAATGATGTGATTACCCTGATCGGCTACACGGAAACAGTCGACGCTTACGGCCGCATCGTGCGGAACGAAACGCAGGCTGAACGCTTCGCACAGGTCCGCTCGATCGGGCAAAGCGAGTTTTACCAGGCGGCGGCGTCAGGTCTCAAACCTACGATTAAATTTGTGCTCGCGGATTTTTGGGATTACGACGATCAGAAAGAGATCGACTACAACGGAACACGCTACAACGTTTTAAGGACCTACAGAAACGGGAACTCAATCGAGATTACCGCGGTCGGATTGGATGTGTAAACTATGGCAGCACCGAAAAGCGTTACAAAAATAAACAAAGATGGCGTTTATTTTGAATCAAATGTTGATTGGTGCAATTACACCATCAAGGAGCTCTGCCGGGCCGCTTTAAAGGACGTCGGAAAGTTTATCCGAAGGGAATTCAAAAAGAACTATTACGACGTTTTTAAAAAGCGGACAGGAAGGGCGCCGAAGGCGGTCAAGTATACAGTATTCAGCTCGGAAAATACTAAATACCCCCGCATTGACATCGGCCTGCCACATTCAGCACCGGGCAAACCGGTCCCGGGATTCTATTCCTTCTTTCAGGAAGTGGGAACCTCGAAACAGCCGAAGCTGGGGATCCTTACCAACACAGTAGAAAAAAACGTTGCAACGATCGTCAAGATCGAAAGCCAGTATCTGACCGCTTTGCAGGACGAAGCCGAAGCGCTGGCGCTCATCAATGAAAAAGAGGAATCAAGCGACGAGGAGGACGATTAAATGGAGATGGAACACAGCGCTGAGTTCGTGAAAGACGTCAAACGCCTGATCGCGACCGCAGCGAACAGTGACCGCGTCTACTGGCAGAATGCGCCGGAAACCAAAACCTTCCCATACATCGTATTTGAAGTGCGGTCTGTGGGCGGCGATAAGGTCGTTTCTCTCGATCTGTGGGGCAACAGAGGGCAGGAAATAACAGTTTCCGACCTTGCTGACACCATAGAAGCGGCGCTTGATAACGAGGTTATTTATAACCAGTACCACGCGAGCATTTTATCAACACAAAACAACAAAGAATGGATTGCTGACGAGGACGAGCGGATCATCCGTCTTTCAATGTCCTTCGATGCAACATATCAGGCATAGGAGGACAAAAAGATGGGAAGACCTACTGGCTACACATCTAAGACAAAAAGAAACCTTCTCTTGGGTGCCGGAGCGCTTTACAAGAACTTCGTTGTCGGGACAGACACTCCTTCGAGCGCGACTGCGAAGATCATCGGAGCAACACAGGGCGGCCTTGAATTTAAGGCAGTTCCCACAATCCGCAACATCCAGATAGATGGCATTCTCGGCAAGGTGGCAGATCTTGACGTTATCGACGCATGGGAGTGCTCACTTGCAGGAAGCTTTATTGAAATCAATTCCGAAGTCATCCGCCGCTCACTTGCAGCGGTTACGCAGACTTCCGATTCTGATTATGACATTTTCCAGGGCTCGACCGAGTTCGACGCTGATGATTACCTGACCAATGTGACCTACATCGGAACGCTGGCAGGATCCGAGACACCCGTGATACTTCAGATCAACAACGCGATCGACACTCAGGGCCTTACATTCAAGACCGAGGACGGCAAAGAGGGAACAGTTGATGTGACCTTTGAAGGCCGCTATGCGATCAGCGACAACGGCGTTCCGCCTTTTAAGATTTACTGGCCCAAGACAGCTGTCGCAAATACACTGTCAGCTCTGACCATCGGCTCGCTGGTTCTCTCGCCCACGTTTGACGCGGCGACAACAACCTACACCGCGACCACAACGAACGCGAAGGATGCCGTAACGGCAACCGCTACATCGGCAGGCGCGGAAATCGTAGTCAAAAACGGCAGCACCGTTATCGAGAACGGCGGCGATGCAACATGGTCCGCAGGCTCCAACACCGTTACCGTAAAGGTAACGGGCGACGAGGGCGACAAGACCTACACCGTAACAGTAACAAAGTCATGATCTTAACGCAGGGGCGGCAGTTTGTCGCCCTTGCCTTTTTATAGGAGGCTCGAACACATGAGAGGATTGGAATTTCAGGACATTTTCTCAATGTCCCGTATATTGGCGAAAGCCGAGATAAACAAGGAAATAGAGAACTTCACCAAGAGGGCCAGAAGCGGCGAGAAGCTTGACACCGAAGCCGTCGGCATCGAGTTCATCATGACCGTGCTCGCAAAGGCCACGACAAGGGATGTGGAGAAAGAGATATACGCATTTCTGGGTGATGTTTTTGAGATAAAGCCGGAAGAGATCCGGCACATGAAGCCGGCGAAAGTCGTGGAACTGTTTAAGGAAACAGACCTCACGGAGTGGAAGGATTTTTTTATCAGTGTTGTGCGATTCCTCAAAGCGCAGAGCTGAGAGACTTCATATATCGCACGTATTCGGGCGCGGCACGGGAAGTCCTTATACTTCCCTGGCGTGAAGGCGTGGAGGTCGTAAATGCGGGCCGTGAGCGCACGCAAAAGGATAAATTCTGGCTCATGTATTGCAATATGTACCCGCAAATGACGGAAGACACCTTTGTCGACTTTGAAGCATGGTACGAAGACCTGAAAAGGCCGCCGATGCCTGAAAAAACGGCTGACGAGATCATCGCGGACGCAAACAGGATCATCGGAATGGCATTTAATCTAGGAGGGCAGGATGGCGTCACTATTTAAACTTGTCGGGAGTATTTTTATCGACAACGAGGAGGCGAATCAGTCTCTCTCAAAAACTGAATCAAAAGCCAGCAGCCTCGGGAATACATTGCTCTCCGGCGCAAAGACCGCGGGGAAGTTTGCGGCGGGTTTAACAACGGCGGCAGCAGGCGCGGCCGCGGGCCTTACGAAAGTAGCATCGGACGCCGCATCCTCGATGGATGTCATTGACAAGGCATCCCAGCGCATGGGAGTCAGTGCCGAAGAATATCAGGAGTTTGCACACGTTGCGGAGCTTTGCGGCGTGGAAATGTCTACGCTCGAAAAAGCGGCAAAGAACCTGGACGAGGGCGTTACGTTTGAGGATGCAATGGCGCAGATCTATGCGCTGGAAGACGCGAACGAACGCGCTCAGATGGCGGCGCAATTATTCGGGGACACAGTGGCGTATAATCTCACGCCGATGCTGAACGCAACGGGCGAAGAAATGGACGCCATGAAACAGCAGGCGTATGATCTCGGCCTTGTCTTCAGTCAGGACACAGTAAGCGCGGGCGCACAGTTAAACGACGCCATGACAAACGTGAAGGATGCGATCAGCGCTCTCGGCACGAATGTCGGAACGGCGCTCATGCCGGTCGTTATGGAAGCCTGCAGTTTTATCACGGAGAACCTTCCGCTGATTCAGGGACTTTTTGACCAGCTCGCGCCGGTCCTTGTGGGGCTTTTCGAGACGCTTATGCCGCAGATTATGGAACTGGCGCAATCATTGCTCCCTGTTCTTTTGGAGTTATTCAACGCGCTTTTGCCGCTTTTTTCGAGTATATGCGAGGCAATTCTGCCCGTTATAGTGCAATTAATTCAGACATTGCTTCCGCCGGTCATTCAGATCGTTCAGGCGCTTCTTCCCGTATTAGTGCAATTACTCAACGCGTTGCTTCCGATTCTTCAGCCGATCATCAGCTTATTAACTCCAATTATCAATCTTCTGATGACGTTATTGAAGCCGCTTCTTGATTTAATAAACTTTATCATCCCGCCGCTGACCTCGCTTATTACGGCGATTGTTTCGGTCCTGAGTGATAAGCTCATTCCCGCGATAACGAAGTTTGTGAGCGCAGTATCAAACACGCTGGTCAATGGTTTTGACAAGATCAAAGAAAAGCTGAAAGACTTCAAGGATAAGTTTGTCGAGATATTTACGGCGATTAAGGACGGAATCAAAACACCCATCAATGCTGTGATCGGATTTATAAACGGCCTTGTAAGTGGCGTTGTAAGCGGAATCAACGGAATGATCAGGGCAATGAACAAACTGAGCTTTGACGTTCCCGACTGGGTGCCCGGAATGGGCGGAAAGACATTCGGATTTAACCTCAGCGAGCTCACGGCGCCTCAGATCCCGCTCCTGGCAGAAGGCGCGGTCATTGAACCGAACAGACCCTTCGCGGCCGTTCTGGGCGACCAGAGAAGCGGCACGAACGTTGAGGCGCCTCTTGACACAATAAAGCAGGCCGTCGCGGAAGTTCTGACGGAGTTGTCGCTTGCCGTAACGCTAAACGCTTCACCGGATACGGCGCGCTGGTTTAGCGAGATGCAGATCGAAGGGGCTAAGTTTAACCGCAGGACAGGGCTTCCGAGTATGCCGTAAAGGAGGACAGAAATGCCGATTGCATTTGTTGACAAAAAATACCTTGCGTCGGGGGCAGACGTACTTGATGCAAAATACATCGCAAAGGAATCGTTCGTTGCAAAATGCCCGCCGCAGGAGCGCGAGCGCTGGACGGATGCCAATGGGGGAAGCCATCCCGTTTATTATCCGTACAGGGTCATGACAGTCGAGTTTATGACCTCCGCGATGGATGACGCCATGCTTGACACATTCCGCGCCTGGTTTACTTCAAGATATACGAGCGGAACAAGAATGCTCCCGATCACGGCATGGTGCGCTGACGAGGGCGCTTATATTACCCAGAATTGCGACATGATCGAGTTTGAGCCAATACATGACCGCAGGCTGAATGCTACGGACGGAAACGCTTATCAGTCGTTTACGATCAAACTACGTGGGAGAGGGGGAACAGTATGATCAGTTATAACTACGCAGACGACTTACTCGATGAAAACAAGCCGCGCAACCTTCTCTTGACAGATGGAACAGTGACTGTCTCGGGAACAAATTACACAGTCACGGGTGCCACAATCACGATCACAAACGCAGAACTTGAGGCAGAAAAGTTTGAGTTAGTACAAAGCCTCTGCTCATCCGATCAGATTCGCTTCGGATCATGCGAGAGCGGGTATGTTAAGTTTACCATGCACGAGAACGTTCCCACAGTAAAGGGGAAGACGCTCAAGGCTTATATCATACCAGGCGGAGATGCTTCTAAAATGCTTCAGCTGGGGATTTTCAAGGTTGATACGGATGAACTGTCAAGCGACCGCACAAAGCGCGTTGTAACGGCCTATGACGCGATGTATGACATTCTGAACGCCGATGTTGCTGCCTGGTATAACACCGAGCTTCCGACAAGCTCATCCAGCAAGACCCTCGCACAGTTCCGTGAAGACTTCCTCGACCATTTCAACCTTACGGCCGAAGCGATCACGCTCCCGAACGATACAATCACAATCAAGCGCACAATTAACCCGGAATCATTGAGCGGCGCGGATGTCATAAAGGCGATCTGCGAAATCAATGGATGCTTTGGAACGATCACGAACGAGGGCGAGTTCCGTTTTGTCGTGCTTTCGGCAGATATTGACGCGGGCCTTTTCCCTTCAGATACCTTATATCCTGCAGATGACCTTTACCCGGGCGACGTAAACCATGACACGGATAATATCAATAAAGCGCATTATATCAGCGCGGACTTTGAAGATTACAACAGCGAGAGCATTACGCAGCTCACGATCAGGGCAGACGATTCAGATGTCGGCGCCACAGTCGGAACGGCCGGCAATCATTACATTATCACGGGGAACTTTCTTGTCTTTGGGTATGGCGCCGCAGATCTTACAAGCGCAGCAACAAATGCACTGACAAACATGACCGGGCGTTATTATCGGCCTTGCCGTGTCAATGCAATCGGAAACCCTTTGCATGAAGCCGGAGATCCGATCAGGATTGAAACAACATATCGCGGAATCGTTACATACATTTTAGAGCGCAAATATACCGGAATTCACGCAATGCGTGACGTATACACGGCCAAAGGACAGAAGAAATGCAGCGGGGAGCTCAACAGTGTCGCGTCCCAGTTCAAACAGCTCGTCAACAAGACGGCAAGCCTGAAAGTTGATGTTGATGGCGTTCAGGCTTATGTCGAAGAACAGCTAGACGACACGATCCAGGGCTCCTACGCATACATGACGGAGCAGGAGATAGGCTTGAAGGTTAGCAAGAGCAATATTGTAGGTGATTTGAACGATGAAATGTCAGGAATTGATATCACGAGCAATTCAATCGCGGTTCAAAGTACCGGGACTTTTACAGTCAACGCTACAAATTTTAAATTATCATCCAACGGAACGGCAACAATAAAGAACGCGACAATAACCGGCGGAACGATCACAAACTATGATAGCGGAACGGGATTTGAAATGACAATTTCGAGCGGTATGCTATCAACATACGATAATCAAGGCGATTCATGTTCTTTAGGTCCACAAGAAATATATATCGAAAATTCGAGCAACGTCAGAACAATCATGTCGGCAAATTCAACCATATTCGGCAACAGAATCAGGGTCCTCGGAGACGCGACAATTGACGGGGCCTTATCCGTTGGCGGGCATTCCTTAACCTTTAAAGAAGTAAAGGATGTAAATAATAATACTGTTTATGTTTTGGGATATTAAGGGGCGTTTATGGAAGAACTAGAAAAGAGATTAATCGACTTGA